GAATATTGAAAATCCTTTAGTCACTTCTCAATTCACAAGGGATTTGGATTTCACCATTGATTGCATCAAAACAAAACCTGATTTAAAAAGCATCAGTAAACCTGACATAGATAACATTATCATAATGAAAAATGTTGATCAGGTAATTGATGAATTAGATCGTTTAATTTTAAAACCACCAAAGTATCTAGCTTTTGATTATGAAACAACAGGATTGAAGCCCTACAGAAAAGAACATAAGATAGCTTCCGTTTCTTATTGCTTTGATTTTGATAAAGCTTATTCATTTCCATTACAACATCCTCATTGGAAACCTGAACAACAATTAATAATAGAAAAGAAATGGAAAAAAGTTTTACTGAACAGTTCAGACAAAGTAGCCCACAATATTAAGTTTGAAGATGTGTGGTCAAGAATGATTCTGAAGACAATGCCTAATAATTGGCATTGGTGTTCGATGATTGCTGCCCATAATATTGACAATAGAAAAAAGTTTACTGGATTGAAATTTCAATCATTCATTCATTGGGGTGTTCCTAATTATGATAAAGAGATTTCTGCTTATTTAGAAGCTGTTGGTAAAGAAAGTTCTAATCGTGTTATGCAAGCTCCCCTTGATAAATTGCTTTTGTATGGAGGAATTGATTCTTTCTTGACTTATTGGTTATTTACAAAACAAAAACCAATGTTTGATAAACATTTAGAGAAAGGGCTTGATTTGTTTATTGAGGGCTCATTAGCTCTTGCAGATGTTCAAATTCATGGTATAAACGTGGATACCGAGTATTATAAGCAAGCTCATATAGATTTAAACAAAGAGATTACTCGTAAGGAAAAAGAGCTTTCTAATTATCCTGAATGTGAACAATTTAAGAAAATGTATGGGTATTCACCCAATTTAGGCTCTTCAAAAGATTTGTCAGCATTGTTTTTTAAAGTGTTGAAATTAACATCACCAAAGAAAACTGATAAAGGAAATATGTCTGTTGATGCTGAAGTAATGAGCAAGCTAAATACTCCATTAGCAAAAGCGATTACTGATTTAAGTAGAATCAAAAAAGTTGACGGAACATATCTATCCCAATTTATCAGAGAAATAGATGAAGATGGTCGTCTTCATCCGTTCTATGACATAACAAATGTTAAGACATATCGTGGATCATCTAATAGACCTAACTTTCAAAATATCCCCATGAGAAATGAAGAAGCAAAAAGAATTTCAAGATCAGGAATAAAACCCTCAAAAGGATATAAGATATTAGATTTTGATTATGCTGCCATTGAAGTTAGAATGGGAGCTTGTTATACTAAAGATCCTGTTCTTATCAGCTATATTCAAGATGAAACAACTGATATGCACAGAGATACAGCAGCAGATATTTTTAAATTAAAACCAAGTAAAGTTACAAAGATGCTTCGATTCTTTGTTAAGAATGGCTTTGTCTTTCCTGTTTGGTATGGTTCTTATTATAAGAATTGTGCAACAAACATATGGAAAGAATGTGCAAATCTAAACACAGCAGACGGAATTTCAGTTATGGAACATCTTCTTTCAGTTGGTGTTGTGAAAAGCAAAGGAACTGCACTTGAATCATTTATTAAACACGTTCAAAAAGTAGAGAAAGATTATTGGTATAAATTCAAAGTATTCAAAAGATGGCAAGAAGGAAGATACAGACACTTTGAAATGACAGGAATTGTAGAACTTCTTACAGGATTTCGTTGTCAAGGATATCTTGGTAGAAATGAAATAATCAATTATGCTTTTCAGGGAACTGCATTTCATTGTTTACTTTGGAGTCTTACCCAAATCAATGGTGAATTTAAAGACAGACATATGGACTCAAAGATTATCGGACAGATCCATGATTGTGCTGTCATTGATTGTGCACCAGGTGAAGAAGATGAAGTAAGAAAGCTTTGCACAGAAATATCAACGGAAAGAATCAAAGATCAATTCACATGGTTAAATGTTCCTCTTGCAATTGAATGGGAAGGAACTGAAACTGATGGGAATTGGTATCTTAAAAACGAGATTAAAGAGGAGGATTAAAAATGAGTATGGAACAAGATTATAGAACAATAGAAAAATTTATCAACGAACAGAATCCAAAAGATAAAGAAAAAATAATAGAAGTGGCAAAAATAATTGATGAAATTGTAAGAAAAAATATAAAATATGCTCCATTAGCTATTGCTTATATAGGAGCTAAAATAAATTGTGAATTAGAAAAATATAATAAAATTAGCAAAAAAGGAGGGTTAAAAAATTATGCCGCTACACATTGAGTATCGTCCAAAAACATTAGAAGAAGTAATTGGTAACGAAGCTGTCAAAGAAAGTATTGCAAGTATCTTTTCAAGAAAGAAAGATTTTCCACATGCTTTCTTATTTCATGGAGCAACAGGATGCGGTAAGACTACGATGGCAAGAATAGTTGCTAATATGCTTGACTGTCCTACTGATGAAATAAATGAATATAATACAGCAAACTTAAGGGGAATAGACACAATAAGAAACATTATGGAAAATTGTGTGTATACGCCTTTAACGGGAAGTTCCAGAGTTTACATTTTAGATGAAGTTCACAGACAAACCAAAGATGCTCAAAACGCATTACTAAAATTATTAGAAGATCCACCTAAGAATGTTTATTTTATTCTATGCACAACTGACCCTGAACAACTGCTCACCACAATAAGAGGACGTTGCCATACATTTCAAATGAAAGCATTAAGACCAACAGAAATGACGGAGTTATTAAATAGAGTCATCAAAGCTGAAGGATTAGATATTGATGAATATCCTAAAACTATCTTAAAAGAGATTTCAAGACTTTCAGAAGGTCTGCCAAGAAATGCTCTAGTATTGCTCGACTCAATCATTGACATTGCAGATGAAGAATCGGCAATTGCTGCATTGTCTTCTGTATCCGTATCAGAAGTAGATTTAAGAGAAATATGTCAAGCTCTTTTAAACAAAAGTCCTTGGGATAGCATTAGAAAACAAGTCAAAATATTAACTGATGAAACAGAACCTGAAAAAGTTCGTTATGCTGTTTTAGGTTATATGAGAGCCGTACTTCTCAATTCAAAACAGAATAACCGTGCTTCAATGATAATGGATACATTTAGTGAAAATACTTATAACGGTGGCAAAGCAATTGTGACAAATATGTTTTACATTGTTTGCCAAAACTAATTGAAAATTTTTGAAAACAATTTGATATAATAGAAGAAAGGAGAAAAATCATGTCGCTAAAAGATGATGTAAAATTAAGTGTCCAAGACCTAGATAGTGCAGCTTTAGATCAACCAACTATATTTGCACATTGGGGGGAAGAGTGGGCAAAGGCAATTTTTGAAAGAGATAAACTTAAAGAACAAATCTCCGCCAAACGTGCTGAACTTGATGAACAGATAAGAAAAGATCCTAGTTCATTTGGTTTGCCTGATGACAAAAAACCTACAGAGAATTGGGTATCTGCTCAAATAGACAGTCATGCGGAATATAGTGAATTATCTGGACAACTATCTCAAGCACAGTATGAGGTAAATATGATGACAGTTGCCAAAGAAGCTTGCGAACACAGATTAAAATCTTTGAATATATTAACGGAACTTTATAAAGGCAATTACTTTTCAGCCTCTTCTAAAGGGTCAATTTCTCATACCACTGCTGTTGAAAAATCTCAAGATGTTCAAAGAGAAAAATTGAACAGCAATCCAAGATTATTAAGGAGGACAAAAGATGCTTGATATAGATTTATTGAAAATAATTGGTTTAATAATAACCATGTTGATTGGAGTGCCTTTTTATTTGTATGTGTTGACTAGATGGATATCCACAGCAATATTTAGGTCTTATTTTGAAATTAAAAAAGAGATAGGAGGTAAGTAATGAAAGCAAAAGATCGTAGAGAGTTGTATAAGAAAGACATGGGTGATCGGCATAAAGAGAATTATGCAAACAAAGATGCTAGTGGTCGTTTCGGAAGTATTATGGACGCTACTAAAAAAGCAAGTGTTAAACTTTGGAAGTGCAAAGAAGATGACCACGAGATTTACTTTGTTCCTTATGTTGTCGGGAATCAGCACCCTCGTTTGAAAGCTGGTAAAATTGACTTTGTTCTTGATGTGTTTGTTCACAGAAAAATTGGTATTAATGAAGATGATTTTATCTGCTTGAATAGAACATACAAAGAACCTTGTCCCATTTGTGAACATCAAGCTGAAATGAGAGAAGAAGGAGATTTTGATGCTGATGCAGTAAAAGCTTTGAATCCGACTCGAAGAAACATCTTCAACATCGTTTGCATGGATTCTGCTAAAGATGAAGAAAAAGGAGTTCAAGTTTGGGACGTTTCTCAATGGCTTTTCACAAATCCGCTTGAAGAACTTTCTCACAAGAAGAAAGGTGGAGGAGAAATCGCTTATGCTGACATTGATGAAGGAAAGATTATCAGTTTCAGAAAGAAAGGTTCTGGAGTAACAAACACAGAATACACAGCATTTGAATTTAAAGACCGTGAACCTATTGCTGATGAAATTCTTGATGCTGCCGTTTGTTTAGATGAACTGATACATAAACCCACTTATGCTGAAGTTTCTTCTGCTTTCTTTCAAACAAAGGGTGAAGAAAAACATACCGAAAAAGAAAAAGAAAAAGAAGATGAACCCGAAGAAAGACCAGCAAAGAAAATGACACCGAAGAAAGAAGAAAAAGAAGAAGAAGATGTTCCTGAAAGCAAAGGTAGTGATGAAGAATGTCCTGGTGGAGCTGAATTTGGTAAAGAGTATAATCAATACGATGAATGCCGAACCTGTGAAGTAAGAAAAGCTTGTCTAGCAAAGAAAGATGAGCTTGATGCCGAAACTGAAGAAGAAAAACCTGCTGAAAAGAAGAAAATACTGACAAGGAGAAATAAGTAATGTCACCGCTCATCAAAAAGAAACATGAAGAAGTCAAAGAAGCGGTAGACTCTCCTGTTGATAATGACCTTGCTTTCGTTACTCGAAAGATTAACGTAGAGCAGGTCTTATCAACCGGTTCAACCCTACTTGATCTTGCTATTTCAGGGAAAAGAAGACGTGGGGGAGGTTTACCGGGAGGAATTGTTGTTGAGATTTATGGTCCTTCAGGTTCAGGTAAAACTGCTATCTTGGCAGAGATTTGTGCTTCTGCACAAAACTTAGGTGGAGAAACAAACTTTCTTGATCCTGAAGCTCGTTTAGATCGTGAATATGCTCGTATCTATGATATGAAATTAGACACAAAAAATTATTCCCGTCCTGACACAGTTGAAGAAGTGTTTAAAACGGTTTCTGCTTGGGAACCTAAAAGCACAAAAGCAATTAATGTTATTGCTACTGATTCTTTGGCTGCTCTTTCCACTGAATTAGAAATGGGTCCTAAAGGTGACAAGATGGGCATGAAACGGGCAAAAGAATTTTCAACAGGATTTAGAAAAACTGCTCGACAACTTGCTAAAGCTAATTGGCTTATGGCTTGCACAAATCAAGTTCGTCAAGGTGATTACGGAGAAACAACTCCGGGTGGGCTAGCAATAGCTTTCTATGCTTCCCTTCGTATTCGTGTAAGACAAACTGATGATGTTGTCCGAGAAGTTACTTTAGATGGTGGTAAAAAAGTTAAAAAAGTATTAGGCATTGAAAGCACTTGTTTCATTAAAAAATCATCTGTTGATGATCCGTATCGTGAAGTTCCTATTTTCATTATATTCGGATATGGTATTGATGATATTCGGGGTAACCTTCAATACACAAAAGATATGACAAATGCTACAGTTTATACTTGTCCTGATGGCAAAACGTATCAAGCCTTGAATGCCGCTATCGGTCATGTTGAAAAAGAAGAACTGCAAGATCAATTAAAAGAGAATACCATTGTCTTGTGGGAAACAATTGAATCAAGATTTAATTCTAACAGACCGACAAAAAGGAGATGACAATGTTTGCTAATATACCTCAAAACCCAAATTCATTGCATGGCATGACTATTGAAGGAGTGGGTTTAGTTGTAGGATACCCATTAATTAGAAAATTTGATGCTACTGATTTTGTCGGTGTAAGAACTCCTAGAATTGTTAAAGTTACTCAAAATCAGGAACTGTTGTTTGTTGAGATGATTGGTAATCCTGAAGAATTTCTTTTCACACGACTACCAGTTTTCTTTTATGAAGTAAAAGATCCTACTGTAATTAAACTTTTTACAGAAGCGGTGTCCAACATAAAAGTAACTTCTAAAATGCCTTCTGAATTTACTAAACCCACATTGGTGAAGACATGATACTTATTGACTCCAACTCTATTTGTCATATGGCAAAACATAGTATGGATTCATTATCTTGGGAAGAAAAGAAAGTTGGCGTAATATTTGGATTTTTACGTCAGCTTCTTTCTCTCTCAAAGACTTTTGGATCCAATCAATTTGTGTTCGTTTGGGATTCCAAAAAATCAATAAGAACACAAATGTTTCCTGATTACAAAAAATCTCGAAAGCAAGTAAAAACGGAAGAAGAAAAAGAATTTAATCAACTTGCTTATGATCAATTTAATATAATCAAAGATACAATTTTACCTGAATTAGGTTTCATAAATAACTTCATGTGTGATGGTTTTGAAGCAGATGATTTAATAGCCAAGATCACTCAAAAATATCTTGATGAAGAAATCGTCATTGTTTCTACCGATGAAGATTTATATCAACTGTTATCGGCAAACATTACCATGTACTCTATTCGTAAAAAGAAATCATATACTGCCATCAATCTTTGGAAAGATTATAAAATAATTCCTAGTGAATGGGGAGAAGCAAAAGCAATTGCAGGTTGTTCAACTGATTGTGTTCCAGGAGTTCCTCATGTTGGTGAAGCAACTGCTTGCAAATATATAACAAGGAAACTTCCCCATCTTCATAAAACATATAAAGCAATATTAGGAGCAAAAGAACTGATTGAACATAATCGAAAGTTAGTCATTCTTCCTTTAGAAGGAACTCCTGATATTGAGATCAATGCAAATGAAAAATTAAACATAAGAAAATTTATTGATATTAGCACTCGATATGGTTTTCAATCATTTCTGAATAAAGACACATTGCAACAATGGAAGGAACATATATTCAAAGAAAATATAATGAGGAGGATTGTTTAATGGATACCGAAATGGTGAAAGTAAAAAGAGGTAATATGCTTTCTAATTTATGGGAAGATATTTTCAAGAAAAAATTAGACTATGTGAAAACACGTCCTTTGATTCAAGGGTATTTAGGGCAACACACAAATCCTGCCCGTCAAGCAAAAAATAAAATTATGCGTGAAGAAGGATTGACAGGTAAACAATATCGAAAACGAATGAAATCTTTAAGGAGGACTGTATAATGCTTATCGTAGGAATTGATCCAGGAATGGCAGGAGCTATTGCATTTATTGATTACAATGATTCTATTTTTGAAAATAGGTGTATTTATGATATGCCAACTTTGTCAACTGAAGGAAAAGGAAAGACAAAGAAAGGTGTACCAAAAAAACATACTGTTTTAGATGAGTATGAAGTAAGAGAAATCTTATTGGCTTATGACCAAATAGATCATTTGTATTTAGAAAAAGCTCAATCAATGCCCGGACAAGGTGCACCAGGTACTTTCAGTTATGGTTGCAGTTACGGAATAATCAGAGGAATTTGTGTAGGACTTCAAATACCATATACTCTTATTCACCCTGCTACTTGGAAAAAAGTAATGATGAAAGATATGGACAGAGGTAAAGATGCTGCCATTGTCAGAGCAAAACAAATGTTTCCCACAGCAGACATCGGGAAGAAAGACGGAAGAGCAGAAGCTTTATTGATTGCTGTTTATGGAGCAAAGGAAAATAAATGAGAATAACTGCTGACATTTATGGGTGGAGAAAATATTTTTATATTAGTGAAGATATATATCACAGTGGATTTTTAACTGTCGTATCTCCATTTGATTTAACAAGAAAAGGTATCCACGATACATCCGTCAAAACCATACAATTAACAAGAACAGGAGATTGCTATTTTGAATATATAAGAGGTCCTTATGATCAAATCAACCACCCTTGAAAACTTTCAAAGTCATACTCTTTCTGAATTAAAATTTCACGAAGGAGTAAATGTCATTACCGGTGTTTCTGATAGTGGGAAGTCTTCTATTATCAGAGCATGGTATTGGTTAATAAATAACAGA